AGTCTCTGCAGTCTCTGCGTTTGTTTCTGCTGTTTCTGCGTTAGTCTCAGCAGTTTCAGCGTTGGTCTCTGCTAGTTCGGCTGCAGCCTGAGCTGTCTCAGCAGCTACTTGAGCAGCTTCTGCAGCAGCCTGAGCAGCAATCGCAGCATCTTTGGCTGCTAATGCGAGTAATACTTCACTTGCTGCGTCATTGGTAGCGTCTCCTGCACCACCAGCTCCACGATAAATTGCCAAGATCTATCTCCTTATTTGTTTAAATACACTCATTGAATGCACTTAAACAAAACTCCCTAGCCGAAGCTAGAGAGTCTTGAGAGTTACTACTAAGCGTTAACAGCGAGTACGAAGCCAGCCTCAGGACGTACAGTCTTAACACCGAAGAGGGTGTCAGCGGTGTACAGAGTCGAGAGATACTCTTGCTTGTACTGAGTCTGTGAACGAACAGCCATCTGCTCAGCCAATACCATTGCATCTTTATGAGCAAGGATAGCAGCTTTGATGTCGCCACCAGCAGTTGCAGTGTTCTGAGCATCAGTCTCGATAACAGGGCAGTTGCTCGAAACGTAGATGTCGATACCATAAAGCGTACCGATCTGACCATTCTGAACACCACGACCATCAACGAAGTCAGAGCTGTTATAACGATCAATACCCATAATTGCAGAACGCAACGAAGGAGGAATAACGAAGAAGCGATTGTCCATAGGAACATCAGCATCGTCAACCAACTTGATCAAAGCACGGAAACCAGCATCAGTGAATACGTCGGCAGGAACTACAGTGTCTTCAGCGTAAGCTGTGAGACCAGTAGAAGCGTCGATGTAATAGCTGTTGCTATGAGTCCAGTCAGAAGTACCATCACCAAAGGTTTGACCCAAAGCAAAGAGCTCATCGTCAACCTTCTTAGCCAAAGCGTAACCAGCATCTTCAGTGTAGAAGCGACGGAGAGAAGCTAAAGCTTGAACTTCGACGATGTCCTCAATGAAACGTGAGTACTCGAAGTGCTTGTTGATAACAACCTGAACTTCGCTCTCGGTGTCAGCTTGAATGTTGACAACGGTGTTAGCTGCCTTAGCAGAAGCAGCACCACGAGTTGGCTTAGGAATATGGAGCGTGTCACCCTTCTTACCACGCATCGTCATTTTGTTGACGAGGTTTGCCAAGACTAGGTTCTTCTTGTATGCAGCGATTACTTCATCAGACCAAATCTCTGGAATAAACTTATCAGCATTGGTCTTGTTTACGATGGTAGTAGAACTACCAGGATATGCAGCAGTAGTTAAAGCCATTTTTAAAATCTCCTAAATTAAAATTATTAACGTACCCTGCCTTCTGCGTAAGCTTGGAGAATATCATCTGCCATTGCTTCGTATCTGGCTGGGTCTTGCATTCTTAAGCGAATAAGATCTGCACGACGATAAACAGGTTTCGTTGATTCCCCTGTACCACCTTGCTGTACTGCTGCAGCTTTCAGTGTTTTGTTACGAACTTCTTCTTCTGTTTTCTTCAGTGATTCATCAGCAGCTTTAACTGTCTCAGCTTGTTGCTGTTTGATGTTGCGTAAAGACTTGTAAGTCTCTAGCAGTTCCATCGCTGAATCAACATCATAATTCGAAGCTTGTTCAAACAACTGAGTACGGACTTTAGAAGCAGCTACCCATTTCTGGAAGTCTTCTGAATTTCCGATCTGCATAAAATCAGGATGTGCCTTCTCAATTGTCTGCAGTGCTACGAGCTGAGCTTGTTTAGCTTGCTCTTCTTGCAGCTTCTTGAGAACTGGATTATTCTCTACAGCCTGTTTTACAGCTAACTCAGGGTCTTCAAACCAATCAATCTCTTGTGCTTTACTTGGCTGTTTGTCGTGCTTCTGTTCGAGTTGTTGCTTTAGAAGCGAGTCAGCTAACTTACGTACTTCGCCAACCTCTTGTGCCTGTCGTCCGATTAATTTCTCGGCTTCTTGGTGCATCCTGATAATCTCATCTAGAGATTTACCACGATACTTCTCAGGTAAGTCTGGTACTGGAGCAATCTCTTCAGGTTGTCCTACCATCTCTTCAGTAGGGGCTGGGGTTGTACTCTCGTCTTTTGTTGGATCAGCGTACTTCTCGTCAGTTACTTCTTCTTCTTGCAGTTCGATAAAATTAGCAGCCATGTATATTCTCCTGTCGCAATGCGATTTTAGGACATTTAAAAAATAGCTCGGTGGTCAAGAGTCCATTTACGAGCCGTGGTTTGCTGTTGTTTTTCTTTCCAATGCCAGCTTCTCAGCTCTCATCTTTGCCCATCGTGCCGTAGCACTAGGGAAATCTCCACAGATAGGGTCAAGCCCTAACCGAGGAGAGGAAAGAATGCGAGTAGCAATCTCGCCACACTCACCACACTGAACTTCTTTTGTGTCTATATCGACGAAGGACTCAGTGATGTGTGAATTCTTGCATTCAAAATCAAACATTCGTCTTGGCATTCTCAGATTCCTCTTGGAGTTGCTCGTAAACTTCTGTGCTTGATTCTTTTAAATTCTTAATCCAGTTCATGATAGAGATTTCTCCCTTCCTGAACCAGAGTTGTTGCTCGGTATCTACACCGCCTAGGGTGTCGGTACTTTTGAGCATCATGTCTAAATCTTCTAACAGATCCTTCCACCCTTGGGTAGCCATCATTGAGAATCTGTTCTCGTAATAATCCTGTAATTCTCGATTCATACTCTTTTTCCTTGACAAGGAGAGTTTATTGTGTTAATATATACTTAATATTATACCACAATTATTGTAAATTGTCAATACCCCTAGGCATTTTTGCTAGATTTTGTAGCTCAGCAATGCGTTCATTGGACTTAATATCCTCTACTTTGATGAGCCTATCAGCTATTTTCATGCGTTTTTCGAACTCATCAGCCATTGGATCTGCAGTATTCTTAGACGCTGCTGCCAAGACCTTAGCCTGAGCTTCGACAGGTACTGCTTGAGCTTCTGCCCCAGCTTTCTGAGCCTCAGCCATGGCTTTTGCAGCCTCTGCTTGGGTCTTTTGTAGCTGTGCCTGAGCCGTAGCCATGGCAATCTGTTGCATCTGCTGCTGAACTGGGTCAGGCTGAGACATCTGCTGGAGGCTTGCTACGATTTCCTCACGGTTTGCAATGCTAGAACCTTGAATCATGCCCTGTAAAAGCAAGGGAACGATAGGAGACTGAGCACCTAAGGTAGACAATAAACCCATCATTTGCTGTTGTTCGTACTCACGAGCCACCATTCCTAGGGTCGAGACAGGCAAGAACACGAAGTCCTTGACTGGATAACGGTCTGGGTCAAACTGCATGAATCGCCAAGCAGCTTTGGTGATGAATGGGATAAGGAAGTCCTCTTGGAAGTTGATTAAGGTACGCTTATTCTTCTTCATCAAGCCCGACAGAGCCATGGACAAGCCAGCACCTGAGGCTTCACCTGAGGCAACCTTGTCAGGCATAGCAGTGCTATCAATCGTTCCAGTGGCTTGTAAGAGCATTCCTTGGAACATGTTGGCAGTGTTCATATTCAATGGATCTGTGTTGCCAAACTTGAACGGCATCATGATCTCATTGGGATTACCATTGACGAGTAGGTTCTTTCCAGGCTTCACGTCATACTTAGCACCACGAGGTAGGCGAGTAGCGTCCATCGCCATCATAGGTGCAGTCGTCAGAGCTAAGCTGTCAAGGTGGCTTCTGATCTGAGCATCAATAGCTTTTTGCATATTGTAGCCCTTCTCAGCAGTACCTCGACCCCAGAAACGACCAGGCATCGAGTCAGCTTGATAGGCAACCAAAGGACGATCCTTCATCATGTAAGGATTCTCTTCAGCTTTTAAGAGCCATTGGTCGTCAGCAATTACAACAATTGCCTCAACCATGTCTTGGTAATCCTCAGCCATCGAACCTTCAGGGAATAAGTCTACAACTTCTTCTCCGTCTTGCTTCTTTAGGTTCTCAAGATACTCACGAGGAACTTTACCATAGTAGCGAATGACTCGTACTTTGTCATCCTGCTTAGGCGACATCTCTTGTACAGGCTCTAAGTCCATGTCGTTGTAGCTAGGAGTGATTCCTACCTTACGATATGTACCATCTACCATGCCCTGAACAATCTTGAAGTAAGGCATGTATTCCTCAATAGCAGCACCTAAGGATGACTCGATATCACGAGCGTTAGGGTCAATTAAGAAGTTACGAGGATTAATCGGATTGAGCTGTACCATGAACTTCTTCTCTTCACGTACACCAATCGCTGCCATGCTAGAGCCAGGAATAGGCTGGGTAGCAGGAGTCATTACAGTTTTTTCTTCTACGGTAATCTCACCGATACCTGTACCGTATAGTTCGCCTAAGAGAATAATATCATCTAAGGCTTTTTTGATCTTCGAGAACTTGAAGTCCTCATGCATCTGTTGACGTACTAACGCAATGTCTGTAGGATCTGAATCGTTCCGATCGTCAACAATGTCAAAGAACTCACCACGACCAAACACAGCTTCAGCAATCTCAGCTTGTTTGCCCTCGATCGCTTGTTGCAACGCTGGAGTAATAATACGAGATCTCTCGGACTCACGTGTCTTGTCAGCCCCATCCCAGATCCCTCGGAATAGTCTTTCATATTCTTCCCATTTGTCTAAATAATTTACATCACGATGGTCTCTCCACCGAGTAGTATGGTCTACAACGAAAGCTACCAGTTCACGATCGTATTCTGTTACTGGATCTTCTTTAAACTCTGCCATTACAGTTCCTTCGTAGTATCGTCGATTGATGATTCGAATACATCTTCAAATTCAATTTCCATTTCTACTACCGCTGGGATAAAGATCTTGTCGTCTTTCATTCCCTGCTCTTTAGCAACAGTAATAATCTTCATCAGACAATCACCACTGAGGTAGTTCATTTCTTCTTTCATGACTTCCCAGACTGCTGGGTTCTTACTAAGCTCCTCAAAGTTCAAAGGAACATATTCATTCTCTTTTTCGTAGTCCATGTTTTTCCTTAATAGCCAGAAATGAAATCGGTTGGTTCGTACTCTTCTTCTAAATCATCTGTAAAGTAGGACGTTACAGCAAGCTGGTCAACGTAGCTCAGAGCATCCACTAAGTCGTCATGCACCTGAGGAGTAGGGAACATTAACAACTGATCCACAAACTCTCGCCAGTCTTCGTCTTCGTTTAGTATTACTTTACCATGTTCGAATCGTCCTTGTAGTGCCCAGACAACTCGTTCAGTCTTTTGTTTACCGCCATGCGTCAGGTCTTGGATATGAGCGTAGACGTTATTCGCTCGCATCAAATCGCTAAGATAGGGTAATACAGCGTTACGTACTGTCCCTCGCTCCATCCCAACACCCACAGGTTCAAACTCTCGAATGTTCTTAAGAATCTTTGCTGCAGCTTCTTTAACATCCCACCGCCCATGTTCTATTTTTTTAACAAACCAGACACCATCATCTGTAACTTTTACTACAGCGATTGCTGATTCGTCTAACTTCTTCTGTCTTGCTGAGGAGTAGTTCTCATTCTTAAACCCAGCTAAGTCGATTGCGATGTGGTAGACACCGTGGTCAGGTTCTTCGCCATACCGTATCCACTCTTCTTTAAATAAATCTGTTCCAGCATTATCGAAGCTTGCTTCGTATTCCTGCTTAAACGCAAAAGAAGAGAGTGTCTTTTTAGCTCCTTCAATTTCTTTCGGATCGATAAGCGGGTTATCTTTGGTAGTAAAATGCCACGCTTTCCATTCCTCATCCTCTTCCGAGACTCCGAGATTGTACATCTCGTAAAACCAATTTCTACCCTTAGGTGTTCCGATGAAAAGTGCTTTTCCTTTCTTATCTGATAAGGCAGCACGGAGTACCTTTTCCCATGTCTCACTTTTGATATCCGCTACTTCGTCGAGGACAAGAAAAGTAAGGCTAACACCACGTAAGGTATCAGGACGATCAGAACCACGGACATAGATCTTTGCACCGTTTATAAGCGTGATGTCCATGTTGTTTACATGACTACCACTGATTACATCCCTACCTAAGTCCATGAGCAAGTCCCAGATAATCTGTCTTGCTTGCCCTTGCGTAGGAGCTACATACATTACTGCAGAACCTGGAGGACACCTCAGACCCTCTACCAAGAGGGATACTGCTGAGAGTCTACTCTTACCGCAGCGTCGTCCTGCAACAATAACTTTAAACCTTGTAGGATCTGCGAATACTTGTTTCTGCCAAGGTAACAACTCGAAGTTAAGTTTCATCCGAGTCGTACTCCACAGTCTCTACGTCGATGGTCTCGATAGCCTCTACCTTAGTCTCACCTAAACCAGTGATGTTAATGGTTACAGCATTCCGCTGACCTTTAGCATCTTTCTCGAATAGGGAGACAGGTAGAAGACGATCCATGCACATCTTAAGACATGCTACTTGATCTTTATCGTTATCGTCTAGTGCCTTCCTTAAGACAGTATCAATAACTTTAGTTCCAGTGGTGCTCAGGAGTCTAGCTTTAAATTCAGCAATTCTTCCTGTATCACCCTGGGGTCTTCCTACTTTGCCTCTTTTCTTTTTCGCTTCAATGTCAGCTTTTCTTGGACGACCCTTTCTAGGGGTAGACACAACAACAACTTCATTCAAAGACAAATCATCACTCATGTTTTCTTTCTTTACCTGCAAAGCAGAGAAACTTTAACGTTACCTAAGACAACTAAGTAGTATTTAAATCGTATTGTTTTTTATTTGGTGTTTACTTAGGTATATATCTTAGTAATATTATACCATATCTTTTAAAGTTTGTCAAGCTTTTTCTTACAATGTGGTATAAGAGATCCCTTTGGAGCACATCTTCTCAGCGGGTCTGCCCAGTAAACTAGCACGTGTTCCGCAAGTGTAGCTAATTAGCCTTTATTATTCACTATCGTAGCTCATCTTCTGTTATCTTCTTAGACTTATAAGTCCTTGATTCTACTACAGTTATTATCTTGTAGTCTTCTGTCGTTAACTTTCATTAATTTCTTTAATTTATAGCTCTTTTGTTTTTACTTTTTAGGTGCTACAGAGCCATCTGATTATATAACTTTACAGCTAGCCCCCCTCCCCCATGCTTTAGAGTTACGCTGTACAGTTTATCAAGCTTGTTGGATAGTTTACTTGCTAGTTTAGCGAGTGTGTGGGTTGTGATGCCACACTCTTAAGCATATTTATAAGTACCTTGA